CCCCAAAAGCTTGAAGATAAAAAAGAAAAACTAACAGGTCAGGAATTACTAGCATATCTCGAAAAAGAATTTCATTCGATGAACTTCAGCGACAAAGTTAAAAAGACTTCAGGCTGGTTTACTTGCGGATGCCCAGAGAGTAGGTTGCCGAAATATATTATGGAGTGGGTAAAGACCATCGATGATAAAGATATTTTAAAAAACCTGCGAGAACAATACAGCATAGGTAGAGACAAATGGAATGCTATCTCTCACTGCCAAGTGGTGAGAGGTATGGGTATATGAGTGAAATAGATGAACTAAAAACAAAAATAAAAGAGTTAGAGAAAAAGAATAAAGCGTTATGGTTAGAGAAAACAAATCATATACTCGATGCGGAGTATGTTGAAGATAATGCTTTTGGCTTTGCGGTAGCAAATGAACTATTCTACGGGTTTGAAACACGAAAAATGTTAGCAAGGTTTGTTGAAGATAATTACGGGTTAAAGCCTATAAAAGATGTCAAAGATAACTAAATCAGCAAGGGGTGAGCCGTGCCTACTAAGACTAGATGGTTGTGTATCAGGTGGTCAGAACGAAACAACTGTATTCGCTCACTTAAACTCAGGTGGTATGGGGCAGAAGGCTTTAGATATTCATGGAGCTTATGCGTGTCATTCATGCCATGACAAGATTGACGGTAGGGTACAAACAGACTACGACAAGAGCTGGCTTAATGAGCTACACCTAAGAGCTGTGATTAGAACCCAAGAGATCTTGGTTAAGAAAGGCTTAATGTGAGCTGGATGCATAGAGATGAATTTATCAATAGAGGTAAGTGGGTGTCAGATGATGGTGTTGGCATTGAAGAACCTAAAAAAAAGGAGAAACAAATGAAAGACGATATTTTACAAGTAGTTGAAAGTGTTGTTGCAAAACACAAAACAAAATTAATCATTGCTGGAATTATTATTGTACTGCTTATAGCTGAATATTCATAGATTGAGTAGCTTTAAAAAAGACCTGAAAACAGGCAAAGAAATAGAGAAAGAAGTCTTAGGAAAAATTAAACAAAAACATCCTAGTGCTTTTCTTATTGATGGTTATTGCAAGGCTTACGATATATTCATTCCAGAAGTAAGTATGGGAGTTGAGGTTAAGTATGACGAGATGTCAGCTGAAACAGGAAATTTAGTGGTTGAGATCAAGATGAATGATAAGTTGTCAGCACTATCAACTACGCTTGCTCATTATTGGATATTCGTTACTAAGCAAATATATATCTGGATCAAGCCAGACAAGATCAAAGATTGTATTGTTCAGAATAATCTACAGATGCGTACATTTATTGGCAAGGGTGATTCAGTTGAGAAAAATGCTTATCTAATCAAAGAGTCACTATTAAAAGAATATGCCCAACAAATAAATGATAGGGCGGTATTAGTTTGACAATGAGAATGGAGGTCACCAGAAAGAACCAAGTAAAGGTCCTTGGTCTGTTGAAAGATTTTTTTAAAGACTCAAAGAGTGACAGGGTTACTGTTGTTCTTGAAGATTCAAAGTTGAGCAGATCACAAAGACAAAATAGATTGTATTTTTCATGGGTGAGAATATTTGGCAGAGAAATCGGATATACAGTTGAGGAGTGTCATTTACTTTTAAAAGATAAGTTCCTTGGCAGAGATGAGTTTACTTCCAGAACGGGTACTGAAGTATCACAAATTAGATCCAGTAGAAAATTATCGATTCAAGAGTTTACAGAATTTTTAGAGCACGTTGACAGATTGGCAGGTGAATATGGAATTACCCTACCAAGGGGCGAAGACTACGATATAGCAATGGGGAAAGAATGAGTGAAAACAAGAGACATAAATGGGCAGATGTAATACATGCTTATGCTGAAGGCTACACCATTGAGAAGCGACATCCATTAAGTTGTGATCCTAAACATGGGTTTTGGGAGCCATTAGATTTTCCAATGTTTTTTGAGGATAGGGAATACAGAGTTAAAGCTGGACAGGATATTAACCTACCCTTAGAGAATGATCTGCATTACGACTCAGAAACGCAAAGCTGGAGTGAAGAATGATAAATGCAATAGAACAGTTAATACAATCATTAAACAAAATAAGGGCGATTGCAGAGACTGGACACCATATCGCAGTGGACCAAATATCTAGAATGCAATTCGAGCAAATTATAAGAGAAACAGGAAATTATGAAGACTGGAAAAAAAAGCAAGCAGACACAAAACAAGATTAGCGAAGAAGAACTAGCTGAGAGATATGTCGCATCTCTTTTATTGTTAAGTGGTGAGTTCGATATTTCACCAGAGAAAGCTCATGAGGGTGTAACCGAATTACTTCAAGAGTTAGAAGAGAATGGACAAAAAATAGATGTCTCTCTTGATGATATAAATGTTGTGGAGACTAAACACTAATGAATATTAATCTAGAGATCCCAGTTTGGTGGGCGTGTCCTATAACTGTATCTCGCCAGTTTCTTTTAAGAGATTGGCAAAAGGTCCAAACAACTGGAAAGACTAATAGGGGCACTGGCTATAGGGTAGGGGAGACTCACCATAACGCCAAACTCAGTGATCATGATGTGGAGATGATTCGCCAACTACATGAGTATGGTATGTCTTGTATCAAGATAGCAAAGAAGTATGAGACTACTCCACAAAATATTAGCGGTATTGTTAATTATCGCTTCAGAGTGGGTATTGGTATGGGGCAAAACCTTGTTTTTGAATGAAGTCAAATTGCCAACGAAAGGTAAGTTGCAATTATGCATGTATTATCGGAATAAATAATGGCTAATAATAAAGTAGGCAGACCAACTAAGTATAAACCTGAAATGTGTGAGACTGTTGTTGAGCTTATGAAGGAAGGTGCGAGCCAAGAAGAGGTGATAGGTTCTTTAGATATTTCAAAGGATACCTACTACCGTTGGAAGGAAGAAAACAAAGATTTTTCGGACGCCATAAAAAGAGGCATTGGTTTATCAAGGGCTTGGTGGGAGAAAGAGGGTCGTATTAGTTTAAGGGATAGAGAGTTTAACTACACTGGTTGGTACATGAATATGAAAAATAGATTCAAGTGGGCAGATAAACAAGAGGTTAAGAACTCTGGGCAGTTGTCGTTTGAAGTAGTGACTGGTATTGATAGGGCACCTGACGAAGAGTAATGCTGGCTGAAGCTAAAATAAAACCCACTACAGGGTATAAGCCCCATAAGTATCAAAAAGAGATTCATAAGAATCTTAAAAGGTTTTCTGTGCTGGTATGTCATAGACGTTTCGGTAAGACTTATCTAGCTATCAATGCTTTGGTAGATGCAGCTATTAGGACAAAAAAGAAGGAAGCAAGGTATTGCTATGTGGCTCCATTCTTAAAGCAAGCTAAGCAGGTGTCTTGGGATTATCTAAAGCATTTCACCAGCAATATTCCAGAGACTAATATTAATGAATCAGAGTTATCAATTAGTTTTGCTAATGGTTCTCGAATCCGTTTATATGGATCTGACAATTCTCAAGCTATGCGTGGCTTATATATTGACGGTGTCGTGTGTGATGAGATAGCTGACTTTAGGCAAGAGACCTTTCCAGAGATTATCCGTCCAGCCCTAACTGATGCCCACCACAAAGGCTGGTGTCTATTCATTGGTACCCCTAAAGGTATGAACCAATTCCATGACCTATACCAACAAGCCACAATGGATGATAGCTGGTATGCAGGAATGTATCGAGTGACAGATACCGATATACTTGATGACGAAGAGGTTGAGCTGGCAAAGAAAACAATGACCAAGAATCAATACCGTCAAGAATTCTTGTGTGACTTCTCTGCTTCAACTGACAATGCTCTTATCACTATCGATATGGTTTGTGATGCAGCTCTAAAGAAAATGACTCAAGGTCAAGTGGCAGGATCATCCAAAGTACTTGGAGTTGATGTAGCTCGTTTTGGCGATGATCGAAGTGTAATAATGAAGCGTCAAGGCTTAGCATCGTATGAGCCGATGATATTTAACGATATAGACAACATGACCTTGGCAGGAAGGGTAGCCCAAGAGATAGACACTTACAAGCCAGATGCAGTGTTTATAGATGCTGGTAGGGGCGAGGGAGTTATAGATAGACTTCGTCAGCTTGGCTATCCAGTAACAGAGGTCAACTTTGGTGGTAAACCTACCAACCCAAGATATTCAAACAAGCGTTCAGAGATGTGGGATTCAATTCGTATATGGTTAGATGCAGGTGGAGTGTTAAGTAATAACTCTGACCTAAAGACTGACTTATGTGTTCCCACTTATAAATTCGATGCCTCCAACCGTTTTATCCTTGAATCAAAGGATGAGATTAAGAAAAGAGGAGGACGTTCACCAGACTTGGGGGATTCACTGGCATTGACTTTTGCATTTCCAGTAGCAGCCAAGACAATAGGGCATAGTGGTCTCAAGGGCACACTAGAGTCTGAGTACGACCCATTTAACTAAGGAGAAAATATGTGTATATTTAGAAGACCTAGCCCACCACCGCCACCGCCCCCAGCCCCAGTAACGCCTCCTAGTGCCCCGCCAACTGCTGTTTCTCCAGTGGCTGTAGCAGCTAGAAAGGCTCAAAAGAAAAGACAAGCAACCCAGCAAGGGCGTAAATCAACAATTATTACAGGTCCACGAGGAATATCTGGTGAAGCAGAGACTCGTAAGAAAACCCTGTTAGGACAATAGTATGTGTACTGGACAAACAAGTGGAGGCGGAGGAGGTAGCAGTAACTCTGTTGACAAGCATTACATAAGAAATTCTACCGTAGCTGCACTAAATCAAAACCCTAAGTTTGTAGCTGCGACAGCTACCAAACCAAGAGGCTATAGCGGTAACGACTTCTCATCAAAGTATGAAGCGGGCAAACCATTGCCTGCTGGAGATAAGAACTCTGCCTCGTATTGGATGAACCTAACCTCAACTGATGGTGGAAGAACACTACACAATGATAAGGCAACAACCTTGGCTCTGGAGCATGGCTATAAAAATGCAGCATATCAAATTGACCATAAGAATGAAAGGCAAAAGGCTGGCATAAAAGACCTTGACCCTGCTGG